AGTAAAGAAATGATGCAGCTCAGGGATTCCCAGAGGGTAGCGTTGGAACGGCTGATAGAACCCGGTCGCCACTTCGGTGCCCTCTGGGCTGAGCCACGTAGCGGGAAGACAGCGGTGGCTCTCAGGTGGGTCGAACACATCCAGCCTAGTGTGGTCATCATTGTAGGTCCCAAGATAGCTGAGGCTACCTGGAGGACCGAAGCTGCTAAGTGGCTAACGACCACCTACAGGTTCTTCCCGCTAACTGCTGGCAATACGTACCCAGAAGCCAGCATGTTCAGGGGAGTCACCCTCCTGTTTGTAAACTACGACCAGTTCGGTAAGGCTCCATTCAAGCGGCTGAAGCCGTACCTAGCTAAGCTGTCCAAAAGTGTCAAGGGTCAGGGAGCTATGCTGCTGGATGAGTCTCACATGATAAAGACGCCATCATCTGTCACTGGTCGCAACATACGACCTCTGGCTAAGCAGTGGCACTACCGTCTGTTGATGACTGGGACACCTGTCACGAACCCAAACCAGATAGATGCCGTATATGGTCAGTGGACATTCCTGGACCCGACTATACGAGATAAGTGGGAATCCGCCAGGAACTTCCGTGAGCACTTCGGTGAATGGACAACTGTCAAAGGGTTCCCTGAGCTAATAAGGCCTCGGAACCAGTACGAGTTGAACCAGTACCTTCAGTCAAATGTTATCACTATGGTTGGCCCTGGAAACCCTGTCCCTATCCGCAGGGTCCGGTACCCGGTCCCAGCTACAGTGTCTAAGCAGCACTCAGAGATGCTGAAGCAAGGCGTAGTGGAGTTTGAAGGCCACACTGTTATCGGGCTCAACCCCCTGACACGGCTGCTCCGGATGCGAACGCTAGTAGGTGGCTGGCTCAAAGACGATGAGGGTGTCTCGTTCACAGTCCGGGATGCAGCACGTTCGAGGATCAGTGCCCTGGGAAACGTTATCCGCAGGTGTGACGGAAAAATAATAATTGCCTGTACGCACCTGCACGAGATCCGTCTGGTCCACAGGTACCTCCGGCTCAAGGGTGTCGGTCATTTGGTTATCACGGGAGCCACTCCCAACAAGAACCACGTGATAGAGGCGTTCCAGCAGGACAGAGAAGCCCGTGTGCTGCTGGTGCAGCCTCGGACGGTAGCGATGGCTGTAGACATCTCGGTAGCTAACGACCTCATCTGGTATACCAGCGACTTCAACTACGTCACGTTCAAGCAAGCCTCCGACCGTATCAAGTTGTCTCCAGCTAGTCCGCACGTATGGTTCTTATGTGGCCGGGGGACTGTTGATGAAGACGTCTGGGAGACCCTGCAAGAGGACCATGACCACCTACAGAAAGTGGTCAAACGAATCAAACGACGAGCACATCCCTAGACTCACTAGGGCATAAAATCTATATAAGAAATTTATCTGTTTGGACTTGCGCTCTGCTTACAGTTGGGTAATACTTGTACTTGTTAGCAACACCGCCCCACTCACACCTCAGCAACACCCCATCAATCAAGGAGATCAATCATGGCAACCAAGAACACCGCAGCCGTCCTGGACGAGACGCTCGACACCGAGGTCGAGGAAGTCGAGCTCACCGAAAAGCAGATCATCAACGAGGCCATCGTTCGTGTGGTCGAGTCGACCGGCATCGACGTCCAGAAGAACCGCTACAAGGCAATGCGAGCTATCGCGTTCCAGGCGTTCTCCAACGCCATCGCCGACGGCACCTTCGACGAGCTCGTTGACGAGGCCATCGCCAACGTTGACAACCTGCCCTCCGGCTGGGAAATCGAGCGGGTCGAGAAGACCGAAGAAGTCGTCAAGCCTGTCGCCAAGAAGGCTGCACCGAAGGCCGAAGCCGCTCCCAAGGCAGCCACAGTCAAAAAGGCAGCGACCAAGGCAGCCGCTCCGGCAGCGAAGCCCGCAGCGCGTCGTCGCCCGACCCGCTAGTATCAAGTGGGGTTCTCAGCTCAAGGGGCTGGGAATTAAACGACGGGCCATACCTCCGCGTCCCACTAAGGACCCCCCAGTTCCTCTCCCCCTGGAGCTGGGGGTGTCCTTCCATTAGGCGCGTTAGTGTAACTGGTAGCACGCAGGACTCATACTCCTGAGGTCAGGTTCGAATCCTGGCAAGCCACTGACCCACTCCATTCCGAGATGGGTCGCTTCAACTGATGCTAACGGCCAGTCGGTTCTAGGCGCTCCTAGGATAAAGTTGAAGCTACAACTGAATACCAGCTCGTCCTTGCAATGTGAGGCACTGGCGGATTAGTCTCCGTGGAACGACTCCCCATAACCAACAGGAGTCCACCCTTATGCAGTTACTCATCAGCGACGAACTGAGCGAAGTACAGCAGTATCTACAGCAGTCCACGTCCCCCCTTATAGTTGACATTGAGACCACGTCTCTGACAGTCGGTAAGGGNCACATTCTATGNGTAGCGTTCGCCCCGTACGACCGTGAAGACGTGCTCGTATGGTGGCCCCAGGATCTACAAGAGATNTCCAAGCTACGCCTCTCTAAGATGGTAGCTCATAACGCTCCATTCGATAAGAGATGGCTCGTCAGCTACGGAGCTACGTGCCGAGTCGTGTGGGACACAATGTTCATGGCGTACCTGTTGGATGAGAACCATCCTGTCGGTCTCAAGGACCTCGGGCATCGTCTCCTCGGGTACGAGCCTTGGTCTGATGACAACGTGGCTCACCTCGGCGATGAGTTTCAGCCACACGTACCGAAGGCTCAGCAGGCTAAGTCAAAGCGTCGCATCAGCATGTATGCTGGCAAGGACGTTCACATCACTCGTGAGCTTATGAAATGGCAGCGTCGCCACATACGCAAGAACCTCAAGCCTCACGAGGACCCTGTTCGCGTCATGCGAGAAATCATGATACCTGCTATCGAGCCGCTGAGGCAGATGGAAGACAATCGGCTGCCCGTACGACTAGGTCTGGTCTCTAGTACCAAGGATAAGGTAGAAGCTCGTATAGCAGCTATCGAACAGAAGCTAGACGCCTCTATCCCAGATAAGGAGCGCTGGCCTGACTGGCTCCAGAAAACTAAACCAAAGTGGGGTACCACTAACTGGACGAAGTGGTGGCTATACGTGTATCAGGGTGCACTGTGCCCTCGCAGGACGAAGCCGACCAAGACGTGGCCTGAGGGAAACCCTGGGATGTCTCAAGAGGACCTCGCTAAGATCGACCACCCAGCAGCACGTCTCCTGAGTGAACGAAGCACTCTGTATAAGCAGCTCACAGGGTTCCTGGTCCCACTGGAGCAACGTACCGTAGACGGCAGAGTATCCACCAGCTTCAAGCTGACTGGCACTGTAACAGGTCGCCTGAGCAGCGCAAGCCCCGGATCAGATAACCCTGGGATAAATTCTCAGCAGATCCCTCGAGACAAGAGTACGCGCAACTTGTTCGGGGAAATTGGTCAGGCTTGGATAGAGGCTGACTTCAGCCAGCTAGAACTACGTGTGGCTGCAGTGATGAGTGGAGACCGTACTATGCTCAGTCTGTTCGAGCAGGGTATTGACATTCACACGTATATGGCTGAGCGCCTAGTCCGTGGAGGAGAAGTCACCAAGGAGCACCGCACACTCGCTAAGGGGGTCAACTTCGGCTTCTTGTACGGTATGCACTCCAAGCACTTCGCAGACTATGTGAGAGAGAGTTACGGAGTTATCATTACTAAGAAGGAGGCTGAGGCATTCCGTGAGGAGTACTTTACCACCTTCAATGACTTGCCAGAATGGTATCGTAAGCAGCGTCAAGAGGCTATCGAATTCGGTGGAGTTCACAACGAGTTTGGCCGGTTTAGGCACTTACCCCGCGTCTACAACAGCGACTATTGGGTTCAGGAGAACGCCTTCCGCCAGTCCATCAACTCTCCCGTGCAGTCAACCGGAAGTGACTTCATGCTTATAAGTTTGGCTCGGATGGCCACAGACTTGCGGCTGCCTAAGCTGGGGGCTAAACTGGTAACCACGGTTCACGACTCCGTCTGTCTTACAGCCCCATATAAGACAGCGCGTAGAGTTGGCCGTATTGTCAAAGACATAATGGAAAAGGCTGATAATGACATCGAAAGAAAGTTCTTCCTCAAGGCAGACGTCACCATCTCACGTTGCTGGGGAGGTGAGCCACTTGCAGAATTCTAAGATAGCTGAAGCCATCGAGCGTTCTCTAGCCAGCGCTCCGCCTATGACTCCTGAACAGATCAGGCGTATCTCAGGGCTGATGCGAACAGGAGCTCCGTACTTGCCTCCAGAGCCTGTGTCACTTCCCCCCGCAGAACCAGTAGTTGACATCAAGAAACTACAACGTGACCTGTCCCAGTGTGCCGGATGCGGCGTGTCGAAAGCTGGGCATTTCTACAATGACAGCTACCACGATTTCACCCCAATATCTAAGGAAGACGCAATGAAGATCCTAGACAGAGCCTACGCATGACCGTAAAGAAGCTGTCTTCTACAGGCAAGAAGCCTGGGAGCAGCAGATGGCACGGTCCTCGGGGCACGTGGCCTAAGACTGATGACGGTAAGCTGGTAATCACGCAGAGCATGGTAAGCGGGTTCGTCAACTGTCCTCGTGAGACATACTACGGGATCATCTTAGGCCTCCGTCCTCGCATCGAGAGCAAGCCTCTCACACGAGGGACCTGGATCCATGCTCTGCTCGAGGAACGTGGTAAGGGGGGTGACTGGAAAGCACTACACCAGGAACTCCTGGAGAAGGCACAGCGCGACCAGTTCGAGGAAGAGGTTGACAGCCTCGGTCGTGAGTGCTACCTCGTCGTTCTCAGTTATGAATACGTACACCGATATGAGAAGCTAACTCCTGTCGCTGTAGAGCTGACAGTTGAGCGTCCCATGTTCCAGGGTAAGGTTCTGTACCGAGGTCGCATCGACATAATCTGGATTGACGATAATGGGGACATCTGGCTGGGAGACCACAAGACTCATGCCACTCTTCCTGACTGGCGTTACCGTGAACTCGCATTCCAGCACTACTCGTACCTCTGGGCCGTGGCACAAGCTCCTTCATATAAAGCGCTCAGGTATAAAGGCAAGCCCCTTCCTCAGCCGAAAGGGTTCATCTACGACTACTGCAAGACGAGCGCCATCCATGCTCCTACACTTACCCAGAAGGGTAAGATCAGCAAAACACTGAAGCCTTCTGGAACTACCCTTCCCGTGTTCACTGAGTGGCTACGAGAAAACGGGATGTTGACTACGGTGCGAGGCAAGAATCTTCTGGCAATCGAAGATCCAGTCGAACGTGCCTACATCAGTGAGTTCATGGTTGAGCTACAGCACCGTGACTACAGCGACCTGTTCCGTAGGGACAAGCTGATATTTAGCCCCGAACAGGCTGAGCGTCAGCGCAAGTCGTTTGTAACTTCGGCTAGAAGGTTGCTAACATACAAGTGGGATGACCCCGATTGTGTCGAACGCAACCTGCATGCGTGTTCCGGGTTCATGTGCAACTACAAGGACCTCACAGTCGCTGACCTGATGCACGGGACCAGCGAGATCGAGCAGAAGACCCGGTACGTGACCACGCGGGACCCGCTGGACTACTACCCCAATCAAGACAAGAAGGGAAACAAGAAGTGAGCATCAAGACAATCTACAGCAGGCCAAAAGTCGGTAAGACCACACTCGCTCTGAAAGACGCTCCAAAGGGCAAGACCGCTATCTTCAATGCAGACCAAGGACTGGTCGGTATCGATACAACTGGTATCACTGTGGTGAATGACCTCAGCGCACGAGGTCTCAACAAGGTGCTTAGCGCTCAGTTCATGGCTAAGCATGACCGGTTCATTATTGACACGGCCACATCGCTGCATGACCTCTTCCTGGCTGAGGCATCAGGAGGCAAGACCCCAACTCAGGCAAACTATGGCGCGGCTAACAACGGCTTCGCTAACCTGCTCAGGACCCTCCGCAATGATGACAAGGAGATCATCGTCCTGTGCCAGGAGAAGCTAATCATGCCCTCAGAGGACTGGTCTCCTGAAGACGACGACGAGGAGCAGTCAGCCAGTGTGACGGTAGACCTGCCACCTGGAGCAGCCAAGAGCCTCCTGACCCTGTCTGACGTCATCGGTCGCCTGTACATTGCCAACGTCAACGACAAGGCTGTTCGACGAATCTGGCTTACCCCTACACCTAACATTGTGGCCGGTGCCCGTAGCAAGACATATACGGGCGCTCCACCTTACCTCAAGTCGCCCAGCATCGGGCGTCTCAACACACTTCTCGGCTGGACCCGCTAGCTCGAGATCACCAAAGAAACAAGAAGGATATACATCATGGCAAAAAAGATTCGCATTGACTTCAGCAAGACCGAAGAGCGCTCCGGCTGGAACACCAAGCACATTACCGAAGGCCTCCACAAGATGAAGGTCGAGTCGGTGAAGGAGACCGAAGCAGGCGACGGTGTCGCTATGCTGGTTTTCGCACTGGTCCCGGAGAGCGCTTCTCTCAAGACGCGTCGCTTCCCGTTCTACTGCAAACTCCAGCAGAACCAGCTCTGGAAGCTCCGCGACTTGCTCGTGGCAGCAGGCCAGACCATCCCGAAGCGTGCCGTCAACATTGACCCCAGCGTCATTGTCGGCAAGTTCATCGCAGCCGAGGTGGAGGACGACAACTATCAGGGCAACGTTCGTTCCAGCGTCAACGGAACCTACGGCCTGGACATCCTGGACGAGGACGGCGACGACACTGCTCCTGAGGACAACGAGGAAGAGTACGAGGACGAAGCCGAGGAAGAAGAAGGAGAAGAAGAGTACGAGGACGAGGCTGAAGAGGCCGAAGAAGAAGACGAGGAGGGTGACGAAGAAGAGGAAGAAGAAGACCTCGACTCCATGTCACTGGCCGAGATCAGAGCTCTTGCCAAGAGCCTGGGACTGAACACGGTCAAGAAGACCAAGGATAACCTCATCGACGAGATCGTTGACGCACAGGCCGACGCTCCTGAAGAGGACGAAGACGAGCTGGACGAAGACGAGCTGGAAGACGAAGATCTCGGCGAGGAAGAGCTGTTCGAAGATGACGAAGAAGAGGAAGCTCCGGCTCCCAAGCGTCGTGCTCCGGTCAAGGCAGCAGCTAAGGCACCTGCTCGTAAGGCAGCTCCGGTCAAGGCAGCAGCACCGGTCAAGCGCACTGTGCAGCGTCGCCGCTAACCCGTGCAGGAGGCTGAGGTAGTCCGGCGTATGCTGGCTACTCTCAACTCCATTGATGGGGTATATGCAATTCGTACCCACGGGGGTTCCTTTCAGCAGAAGGGGACCCCCGACGTCATTGGTTGTGCGTATGGCCTGTTCTTCGCCATTGAAGCCAAGAGGAGTGCACGAGAGAAGCCATCTCCAGCGCAGCAGTATAACTTGAAGAAGTTTAGAGAAGCTGACGGAAAGACATTCGTTAGTTATGACCCCAAGGTTCAGGAAGTAATAGAGTGGATATCGAGTCTCTAAGACTGATCCGTAAGGTATGGAGTCACGCTGGTGTGACAGGCAACGTATGGATGCCTCATATCTACAAGATCGGAATCAAGAACGAACAGAAGTTTCGTGAAGGCATCGCTATAGATGCCACGGACCCTAAGATACCAGAAATGCGGGACTCCGTAGACTGGTATTGGACTCCTGCTGTTAGCAGTAGCGATAGCCGTAAAGCTGGCGAGTACCCCTCGCAGCGCGCTATCTGGGTAGACTGCGATGAATCGTACGACAATAAGCTTCTAGAAAGTCTCAGACCTTCCTATATGTGGGAAACCAGTCCAGGCCACAAGCAAGCCGTATGGCTCATGAATGAGACCATAGACCGTAGCGAGTTCCATCGTGATGGCTTCATTGGTATGGTTACTCAGGCTCTCGGTGGCGACAAGTCTGGCGTAGATATCGGCCAGCTCCTGAGGGTACCTGGAACAACTCATCACAAGCGCGAACCGTTCAAGGGCAGCATCCTTCGCAAGGCAGGTACGGTATACACCCGTGGTCAGCTTCTCACACGTGTGGCCAGAGGGCTGGGATTTGCTCCTGGACTGGCTTCTGAGCTAGGCGCTGACGACCCTTACGGTGACCGTAGCAAGGTTCTCTGGCGCTTCTCTCGCAATGCTGCAGAGCTGGGTCTGGCACAGGATCTCACATTCAAGCTAATCAAGGCTACTAAGTGGAACAAGTGGGGAGACGACCCTAACCGTCTCAAGGAGGACATAGGTCGTGCATACGACCACCAGCCTACGGAACCAACTAAGGACCCTGAGAAGGAGCAGGCACAAGAGCAGCAGGAGCACAACGAGGACGAAGACCACGTAGATCCATGGGGTATGGCTACAGTCGATACGTTCGGCCCGGTTATCCGTAAGCCTATGTCATGGATTGTTCCAGGCATCATCCCAGAGGCAGGATGCGGTCTGCTGGTGTCAGCTCCTAAGGTTGGCAAGACACGTATAGCTATCGAGATGGCGCTCGGGTTAGCGACAGGACGTAAGCCCCTGGGAATCGCTATGAAGCGACCTCTGGCCGTCGGGTTCTTCTCTCTGGAGGATGGTGAATACTTGTTCTCTAGCCGCCTGAATGGTTCTCTCAATAAGGATCAAGGTCGGTTCAAGTTCCACTGGGATGGCCACATCAAGCCAGACCTATCCTGGGAGCCGCCTCAGCCTATGAGCCTGTTCACTAACTTCGCACAGATAGACCTCAGCGACGACACTGATAAGCAGCGACTGCTGGAGACCATCAACAGGTATGAACTAAAGTTGGTGGTCATAGACACACTGAGCATGGCTATCGGAAAGTCTGACGTGTCTAACTCTAAAGACATGTATGCTATCCTAAAAGATATCAAGACTATTGCCAAGAGTACTGGGTGCGCTATCATGTTCATCCACCACACACGAAAGCGGGTATTCGAGAAGGGTGAGTCAATCCAGGAGATGGTCCTGGGCAGTACTGCTCTGCATGCGTGGGCAGACTTCATAATGAGCCTAGCTGCACAGGAAGAAGAAGGAAGCTTGCTTCGGCTGTCAGTTCAGACTAAAATGGGCAATGACCTTCATTACGTTGGTCAAGACCTCAAGATAGTACAGAAGCCTCAGGAGGCATAAAATGACTCAGGACACCCCCACTTACGTTGACTACGTTGCTCCAGAAAATCAGCCTGTCTGGATCAAGCTGGCTTCCACAATAGTGTTCATTCCAGTGCTACTCGTCCTCATCGGAGCGGTGTTCCTCGGAGTGGTGTCAGTGTTCCTGTCCTTGTACTCGGACGAGGTAGTCAAGGGTTTTCTGTTCTCTCTTCCGTTCGTGTTTGAGTACCTCCTGAAATAGATTTGCGGATAACTGGATGTCGTGCTAAACTCATCTTATGGACAACTCACTGAACACCACGAACCCCACCTTCGTTGACCACGAGGGATTCTACTACCTCGTCTTCGAGGGTGCCTTCTACAAGGGATGCACTCGCTGCGGAGGCGAGGGTCACTTCTCTCACAATGGTGAGCACAGCCGTTGCTATGACTGCAACAACACGAGTGCCAAGCTCGGTGCAGAGCTAGAGAGCCAGAAGGCTGCTGAAAAGTGGTGCCACGAGCGTGCAGTACGTAAGGCACAGCGCGACCGTCTCCGCGAGAACAAGCGTCTTGCAGAGGTTGCCAAGATGGTAGCTAACCAGGAACTCCTCAAGCAGGCTGACGCAGAAGTGTACGAGTTCCTCATGGGAGTAGTTCTCGACGACAGCGACCAGTACGCTAGCTACGAAGAGTGGGCATCTGCACAGAACAGCAGCAAGAACAACTCGGAGAAGGACGTCTTCATCCGCAACATGGCTGAGGCCCTTACGTTCGTGGCGTACAGCAAGCCATTCACCCCCAAGATGATTGCAGCAGTCCGCAGCAGCATGGAGCGTCGCCAGCAGCGCCTCACAGAAGCAGCAGAGCACCCAGCTCCCACGGGTCGTGTGGCCGTGACAGGCGAAATCATTTCGGCTAAGATGGTTGAAGGTGACTACGGTACCTCATACAAGATTCTCGTCAAAGATGACAAGGGATTCAAGGTGTGGGTATCCCTCCCAGGGGCACAAGCCACCGAGGCTATTGAATCGTTCGAGGCTAACAACGACCCGAGCACTGTGGGTTACGGTGTCTGGTTTCTGGGTAGCGTAAACGAGCCTGAGCTGTTCACGGGGGTCAAGGGTCGTCGCATCACGTTCATGGCTAAGTTGGAACCCAGCACAGACGACGCAGCATTCGCGTTCGGTAGCCGCCCGACCAAGGGATCCTGGCTGTAAGCACAAAAGAGCCTCCCCCGGCCATAAGCTAGGGGAGGCTCTTTGCTGTCCAGGGACTAGTAGCTGTGGTCTCCGGAGGTCTTTTCTTTCACGACAACAGTGTTGGGGGTCTTGCTGCCGATGGCACGAGCTCCGTCATACAGACCAGCAGCGCTCAGTCCCAGAAGCACACCAGTGGAGATGAGCTGGAATATTGACTGCATGTCAATCATGGTGGCATAAGCCACTCCGTCGAACAGAGTCAAGGCCACACCAAGCAGCACCGCGACTAGAGGGCTGTACTTAGCAGTGAGGCCGAGGTCCTTGAACAGGGTTACCAGTGCAATGACAGCCGGGATGGTTGCCAGTGTAGTTATGAGTTCCATTGTATTATCCTTCTTACCACGTTGATGACGAATCTTTAATACGCTGACGGGGTGATCGTTCTACTTCACTTATGGTTTCTTCGATATCATCTTCTTTCAGGTTCTGCATACCATACACAGTGTCCATTAGGGCATCCTGGTTGTCGCTGATCACGGCTACCTTAGTAGTCAGACGGTCGATAGCATCGCCGAGGTTCTTGCTCCCGTGATTAGTCTTGATATCACGTTGCACCTCAGCCACCCTCTCTACGTTAGTCCGGATATCTCGTTGGACCTTAGTGACTTTGGCTACCAGCACAGCTCCGTAGGCTGTTGTCATGGCGATTAGCAGGGGGGTGAGAGACTCGATGAGGCCCATGAGGGATTCCAACTTGTGGATCCTTTCTTACTGTGTTGGTTCTTGGTTAGAGCGTGTTGAGAGCCTTAGCAACTGATCTCCATGTGTTCACACCTGGGATGCCATCGATAGGACCAGTGTATCCGTAGTGAGCTGCCCATCGCTGGAGAGCCATCCAGGTGTATACACCAGGAACGCCATCCAGAGGACCTGAATATCCGTACTCTCGGGCGAGGTTGGTCTGCATAGACTTCCAGGTGAATTGTCCTGGGATGCCATCCAACGGTCCCGTGTACCCGCCATACATGCGTCCCCAGAGCTGAAGACGGCTGTAGAAGACGGGGCCTGGGATGCCGTCTTCCTCAGTGCTTGTCCGCGGGATGCCTGATGTGCCTACAGGAGCCGTGCCAGAGGACGCCCAGCTAGACCCGTTGCCAGCGGGTACCGTTGCCCCGTTAGCCTTAGCTACGATGTTGCCCATATGGCTGATGACGAAGGGACCGGGGCATGCCGTCTGGACATACTGCTGATGCCACCCAGCAAAGAAAGCGTCTTGAACTTGTCCGGGGATGTTCTTGACAATGGCACGACCAGCCCTGGAGGACTCATCCGCGTGATGACGGATAACGGCCGACCAAGAATCCATTGCAGCTTGCGACACTACCCACTCGCCGCCGACACTCGTGTTGTCAATTTCTACGGAGACAGCAATGCTGTCCACGCTGTCGTTCGTTGACGACGGGCGACGGTCTGGGTGCACGATGCCTGTGACGATTCCGTTGTCTGCGATGTGATAGGTCGGGTGCGAGTTACGGTCATTATAGTTGGCCACATAGTCCAGCCCGTCTGTTCCTGCTACGTGGTGGGT